CGCTATTCACAGGCTCAGGCCAATTTCGGGCACAAGCGTAATGGCACCACCGCCACGCATGATGGCGCGAGCCGGGTGCGTCAAGGCGCGCTAGCGCGGCTGCATGCCAGCGGGGCAATCAGCAATGATCAGTTGGGATGGGCCTTGGAGATCGCGGCGGAGCATGAGCGGATTGATGCCGAGGTGGCCGTGCGCGGCGCGAATTTGGACGGGCGCGTGGATGGCGGGCGATCGCGCGACGATGTGTTTGAGGCGATTGGGCGCGTGCGGCGCGCGGTCGCCTATACGCGCTGGCGCGCGGGGCTGATCGATCTGTGCCAGGGCGCATCGCCATTGACGGCATCGTCGATTGCGGCGGGGGCGCTGCTCGATATGATCGTGGATGATCTGGGCATCACATGGGCCGCGCGGCGGATGCGCGTCGGGGTGAGGAGAATGCGCAAGTTGCTCGATGACGCGCTGGATCTGTGGCCCAAGATGTTGAGCAGCGCGTATGATGATGTGGATGAGGTGGATCTGGCCTATCTGGAGGCGAGGATTCGTTAATGACCTGCGATTCTTCCGCAGTTATATTTCTTGATATCGATGGCGTGTTGAATGTGAAAGTGCCTCGGGGCAAGGCTCAATTTCATGGGCGCAACGCAGGTCCGGTTCGCCGCGCGCTGGTGCCGACCTTTATACCTTCCGCCATCGACAATCTGAACGCACTATTGGGCGAAACGGGCGCGCTGTTAGTGCTATCCAGTTCTTGGCGATTGAGGGGCAATGTTCTGACTGTTTTGGAAAGCCAACGCATCACAGGCCCTTGGCATTCCAATTGGCGGACCGATAATGGGGGCGGTGACCGTGGTTCACAGATACAGCGGTGGCTGGATAGTAATGATCATTGCGATTATGTGATCTTTGATGACTGGCCTGCGGGCATGCATATCCATGGCAGCCGATTTGTACGGACAAATTTCAGGACCGGATTGACGCTGGCCAACATCGAAATGGCGCGCCAAATTCTTGCCCGCGTGAGTTTGCCCGTAACAAAATAGCAACTGCCAAAATGAACACGCAAGCGGCAAAACAGCCGCAGCACGAATTGCGTCGAAAGCCCGCCATCCAATCGGATCGGCGGGTTTTGCTTTTGTGGAGCGCGCTGATGTGAAGCAGGCAGCCAAACAGTCAAGGCAACAGACCATTGGCAAGGACGATATCTATTCGGTGCTGACGCAGCTCTCAGCCCGGATGGACCGCCTGCAGGCAGAGCTTCAGCTCGGCATTCGAGACCACGCGCATTTTAACGAGCTCGAGGAAGAAGCCACCAGCATCGCGCTTGGCCTTCGCTCAGCATTTCGAGGGAAGGGCACGGCGTGAGCATCAACCTTAGCGTGATCCATGACTATGCCTTTGGCGGCGATGAACAGGAAGTGGTGCCCGTCACGCGCCGCGCGCTTGCCCAGATCCACCGCGAGCTTACCGCCGCACGAAAGAAGAGTGGAGCGAAAGACTTCGATCTTCCGCCGCTCGATGTCACGCCTCCGCCGAGCCGCTGACTTTGCTGGCGATTAACATGCGGCCGGATTTGTCCAGGGTTCAGCGGGCGCTGTTCACGCTGCACGCGGATCAGGTGCCTTTTGCCGCAGCGCTGGCGCTGACGGCGCTGGCGAAGGATGTTGCGCAGGCCGAGAGCCTTGAGGTTGACCAAACCTTCGACAGCCCGACCCAGTTTACAGAACAGGCGTTTGCTGTTCGCTCGGCCACGAAGCGCAATCTGGTTGCGTTTGTTTCGGTTAAGAAGATCGCGGCGACCTATTTGCGGCCATACGTTGAAGGCGGCGAGCGGTCGTTGATCAGCCGGAAGGGCGTCAAGAAGGGCATGATCGTGCCCAAGAATATCGGCCTCGATGCTCATGGCAACCTGTCGCGCGGCACGTTGCGCAGCCTGCAGCGCCGTCCCGATATCTTCGTTGGCAAGATCAAAGGCAAGGATGGCGCCTTGGTCAGCGGTGTCTGGCAGCGGGCTGCTCAGGGGCCGATGCAGGTCCCGCGCCCAAAGGGCATGAAGCGCGGTCAGGTGCGCCAGCCCAAGGGTGGCCTGAAGCTGCTCATTCGCTTCGAGGATACGACGGAAGCGCCGAAGCATTTCGAGTTCTTTGAACGCGCGCGGGCGGTGGTCCAGCGCAATGCGCAGCCGCAGTTCACTGCGGCGATGCGCAAGGCCTTGGCTTCGGCGCGCAGGTAATCACGATCTATTGAAAGGTTTGGTATGGGACGGTTGTTCAGCAGCATTCTCTCTTGCATTGCCGCACTGGCCACCACCGCCATGCGGTCACCGCATCATCTGGGCTCAACACGACGTCCCGCAGGATGGACGCAGGTTTACCGCAACCGCTTTGACCCGCGCATCAACCGCCACACTGGCAAGCCGCACGAACACAAGCGCGAGATTGCGCGGCGGCTGGGGAGGGCAGGGGCATGAGCCTTCACCTTCGCCGCCGTGTAAGATCGGCTCTCGCCACGGTGATCGATCAGATCGTCGCTCCGTTCGGATATCAAGTGAATGTCCTCGTCGAATGCGGTTCGCCTGGTGTCATCTCGTTCAGCATCATGCGACTGCCTGCAGGCTGCCCCCGGACAGGCAGGCTCAAGCCTCGGCCCTGACCAGCCTCCCCCCCCGGGGGGCGTTTGGGTCCTTCCGGGGCCTATCTGCTACGTGGGTAATTGCGCATCCCGTTACGTCCCCAGCTATGACCCCAAAAATCCGGTTGACGGTTGACGGTTGACCCCATGACGCTTTGCTCGCTCGCCCAATATGCAAAATTGCACGGCGCATCAAAACAAGCCGCGAGCAAATGGAAAAGTCGCGGAGTTCTGGTGTTTTCTGGCGATCAGGTTGACGTCGAAAAGTCAGACAAGCGCATGCGAGGCGCGGGGCTAGGCAGTTTCAAGTCTTCGCCCCCTGACCCATCGCCGGTCATCACAAAGCGTCAACCGGTTGACCGCCCAGGGCCAATTCGGGCGAAGGCGTCAACCGATGTTGACGCACCAGAACCGGACGACGGCGAGATAGACATCGAGGAGGTTGACGACTTTCTCGGCAATATCGACCGAGGCCTCTTCACGACGCAAACAAACGCGGCGCGTATCAAAGAGAATGCGCTTGCCGCGCGCCAGTTGCTTAGCCTGCGCCGGGATGCGGGCGAACTGATCGAGATTGAGCGAGCCGGGCAGCTATTCTTCGATCTAGCCCGTCAGCAGCGCGATTCATGGATCACATGGCCGGTGCGCATCGGCCCTTTGCTCGCCGCAGATCTTGGGCTGGAAACCGCTCCAGTGGTCGAGGCCCTGACTGCCTATGTCCAGGAACAGCTCGAAACGCTTGGCGAACCCCAGCCAGATTTCACAAAGGAATGACCGCGAAAAGCGACTGATTGAATCCTTCCGGCTTGGCTTTCGCCCACCGCCACGCATCTCCATCCCCGAATGGGCTGATCGCACTCGCATCAAGCCGCGAGGCGCGGGCAGCACGGCGGGGGCATGGCGGACGAGCGATGTCGAGATCGCGCGCGGGCCGATGCTTGCGGCGACCGAACCGGGCGTCCACATCATCAGCTGCATGGTCGCGACGCAGCTGCTCAAGACTTCCCTGATCGAGAACGTCTTTGGCTTCCATGCCGATCTCGATCCCGCTCCAATGATGATCGTCCAGCCTAAGGACGATTCTGCTGAAGCCTTCAGCAAAGAACGCATCGGTCCATTTATCAATGCCACCCCGGCGCTTCGGAAAATCGTTGGCACCGGCAAGACCCGCAATTCAGAGGAGACGATTGACTACAAGGCGTTCCCAGGCGGCTTTCTCGCCTTGGTCGGCGCGGGCAGCCCGGACAATTTGGCTCGCCGCCCTTTGCGCATCATCCTGTATGATGAGGTCGACAAATATCCGATCACGCGTGAAGGCTATGCAATCGACATCGGCGACGAGCGATTGGCATCTTACGCCAACTGGCTCTCGATCCGCGTTTGTTCTCCAACCGTCAAAGGCGAGAGCAACATTGAAAAAAGCTGGCTTGAATCGGATCAACGCCGCGCAAGCGTCGCCTGTCCGCATTGCAGCCACCGCCAATTTCTCAATTTTCGCGATCATGTCGAATGGGACAAGACGGACGAAGGCAGAAAGCACCTTCCCGACACGGCTGCGGTTCACTGCGAAGGCTGCGGCGCGCAATGGAGCGAAGCCGAGCGACGTCGAGCGCTCGCGACCATCCGCTGGCATCAGACCCGCCCTTTTGAATGCTGCGGTGACAAGCAAATCCCCCTCGAGCGCTATGCCAGCGCTTGGCGCAATGGCCAGACCGATGCGTTGGAACAGATTTGGGACTGGTGGGCATCGAACCGCTATGCCGTCTATCGGGCTAAATGCTGTCATTGCAGCACTTGGGCGGTGTCTAACGAGCATGCCGGCTTTCAGGCGTCAAAGCTTTACAGCCCATGGGATAGAGACCGCCCGTCGCAAATCGCGCGCAAATGGCTCGCGGCGCAGGGCGATGAGGACAAGCTTCAAGTTTGGTGGAATACTCAAGCTGCGCTGCCCTATAAGCGCAACGTTGCCGCAGAGGTCTCGATCGACGCACTGGCGGCACGTTGCGAAGTCTGGGAAGCTGAAGTCCCCGATGGCGTGGCGCTTCTAACCGCAGGCATCGACGTTCAAGATTACCGTGTCGAAATTGAAATTGCTGGCTGGGGGCGCAACGAGGAAAGCTGGTCGATCGACTATCACGTCATCGATGGTGAAATGTCGCACCCGGACACACAGGCGCGGATCGATGAATATCTCTCACGAATCTGGCATCGAGCCGATGGGCGCCCCTTTGCTGTTCGTGCATCCTGTATAGACAGCGGTGGCCACCACACCGATGCCGTCTATAATTTCGCCAAGAACCGTCTGGGTCAACGGGTGTGGGCGATTAAGGGCGAGAGCGCCCGCACTGGCTTCACCAATCCCGTTTGGCCCATCAAGCGTCCAACGTCGCGAACAAAAAAGTCGTATCGGCCGACCATCATCGGCGTCAATGCCGGCAAGGACTTCATCTCTCACTCGCTGGCCAAATCGAAGCCCGGCCCCGGCTACATGCACTTCAACGTGCAGACTGATATTGTGCGGTTCTCCCAACTCACCGCGGAAGAAAAGGTTTGGGAGGGACATGGATCGCAGCGCCGCCGCAAATGGGTTCCAAAGGCTGGCCGGGCCAACGAAGCGCTCGATTGCCGCGTCTATGCTTATGCCGCGCTCCATGGCCTGATGCATGTGTTCAACTTGAAGCTCAACCGCCTTGCTGACGAGGTTGGCGCCTCCGAAACCTTCATTTCTCGCAGCTCTGAAATCCCACAAGAACCTGCCGCGCGCGCGGCCTCCCCGCAACTGAGTGCGGGGGTGCCTCCAGAGCAAACCATCACGATCGGCACACCGCCCACACCGCCCAAACGCCAATCGCTTGGATCCCGGCTCGCCCGAAGGAATTAGCATGTCGAATCCATTTTCCGGCATGAGCCAAAGCCAATTGCTGACCGCGCGGACCGCGTATCAGAACGCTTTGATCGAACTCACCAGTGGCAAGGCCATTGCTTCGGTCAGCTATACGCAGGGGGACGGCTCTAAGTCCGTCTCCCGCCGTGTGACCAATGTCGCGGAAATCAACGCCATGCTGGCTCAGATCAATGCGTTGCTGACGGGGCGACCCGCCCGCCGCTTCATGGGCGTGCGCTATCGATGAACAGCCCGGTAAAAATCCTCGGCCCTGATGGCATGCCTCTGGCGCCAAGCCGAAAACAGCCTGCCATGGCTTTGTCGGGCGGCAACAACGTGCCGTATGATGCGGCCGATCGCAGCGGCGCGCATACCGCCGAATGGCAACCCTATCTCTGGTCGCCCGATGGCGAGCTTAACCCGTGGCGCGACACCATCGTGGCGCGCATGCGTGATCTGGTCCGCAATGATGGCTGGGCCTCTGGCACTGTCACACGCATTCTCGACAATGCTGTCGGGGCCAATTTCCGGCCAATCGCCAAGCCTGACTATCGCGCTCTGGCTTTGCAAACCGAGATCAAGGGCTTCGATGAGCAATGGGCCTACGAATATTCAAAGGCGTTGGACGCCAGCTATCGTGGCTGGGCGACCAGTCGGGGCAAATGGTGTGACGTCCAACGTCGGATGACTGCCTCTCAAATGTATCGGCTGGGCTTTCGTCACAAGCTGATCGATGGCGATGCCTTGGCGATGCTACAATGGCGTCCAGAGCGCTGCGGGAGAGGCCGCGCGCGTTATGCCACTGCGGTGCAAATGATCGACCCTGATCGCTTGTCTAACCCACAATATTTGTTCGATCAGCAAACGCTACGCGGTGGATGTGAGGTCGACGATGACGGCGTGACCGTCGCCTATCATATTCGCCGCGCGCATCAGGGCGATTGGTTTTCTGCCGCGCAGAGCCTGCATTGGGATCGCATCGAGCGTGAAACCGAGTGGGGCCGGCCGGTCATCGTGCATGACTTTGATGTCGAGCGATCCAATCAACATCGCGGCGGCGTCGGCATCCTCGGCCCAGTGATGAACCGCCTGAAAATGCTGTTCCGTTATGACGTGGCCGAACTCGACTCTGCCATTCTTAACGCGGTGTTTGGCGCATGGCTCGAAAGCCCGTTCGACCAAGAGTTTGCCGAGGAAGCCTTCAATGGCGGGAGCAACGTTGGCGCCTATCAAGATGCGCGCTTGGATTATCACAGCGAGGCCAAGATCAAGGTTCCCGGCACTGGCGCGGGGATGGCCAAGCTCTTCCCTGGCGAAAAGATCAACTTTGCCGATCCCAAGCGACCATCGGCCAATTTTGCCAATTTCGAAAAGGCCGTGCTGCGCAATGTGGCATCGGCCGCCGGCATGAGCGCCCAACAGGTCAGCAATGACTGGTCGGATGTGAATTATAGTTCCGCACGCGGCGCGATGCTCGAATTCTGGAAAACCATGACGCGTCGGCGTGATGATTTCGCGGTGGGCTTTTGCCAGCCCATCTTCAGCAGCTTCGTAGAAGAGGCGCACGATATCGATGATCTGCCTATGCCATCGGGCGCGCCAGACTTTTTGGAATATCCAGAAGCCTATGCGCGGGCCAAATGGATCGGCCCAGGCCGTGGATGGATCGACCCGGTCAACGAAGTGAAGGGCGCCATTCTCGGCATGGATGCCGCACTCATGGATTACGACGAGCTTTGCGCCGAACAGGGGATCGATGGCGACGACATGATCCTCTCGCGCAAAAACGCCATCCGCCGCTTCAAAGAAGCTGGCCTGGAGCCGCCCAGCTGGGCGGGCATGGGCCTTAATCAGGAATCGGCCCAGAAAACCATTCAAGACCCGGAGGTGCAGTGATGCATTTCGCCCATCTGGCCTCGCGACTGTTCAACACCGCGCTTGCCATCCATCCGCGCAAAGCCGAAATTGTCATAGCTTCGCTGGCGGACCGCCTTGGCATCACATCGATCGCGCGCGCAGATGGCATGGCCATCAAGCCGCAGGCATGGTTCGACGACGACGATGATTTTTATCGCGCCCGCGAAACCCGCGTCGATCCGGGTTACGATGTGCTCAATGGCGTTGCGATGCTGCAAATCAGCGGAACTCTGGTCCATAAGCTGGGCAGCCTGCGGCCCTATAGCGGGATGACGGGCTATGACGGCATTCGTCAGGCCTATCTCACCGCGCAAGATGATCCCGACGTCAAAGCCATCGCCTGCGTTTATGACAGCGGCGGCGGCGAAGTTTCGGGATGCGCCGATCTGTTCGAAACGATGCTGGCGATGCGCGGCAACAAGCCGGTTCACGCCATTCTGTCCGAAAACGCCTATTCGGCCGCCTATTGGTTGGCCTCCACTGCGGACACGATCACCGTTCCGCGCACCGGCGGCACTGGCTCGATCGGTGTGATCTGCATGCATGTGGATTGGTCCGAAGCCATTGCCAAAGCAGGTCTAAAGGTCACCTTCATCACGCCTGACTGGGCCGAACGCAAAACGGACGGCCATTCCGAAATCCCGCTCAGCGCCGAGGCTTTGGCCGCATACCAAGCCGATATTGCCACGATGGGCGATATTTTCGCCGATAGCGTGGCGCGCGCGCGCGATCTCACAACCGACAAGGTGAAAGCCCTCAAGGCTGGAACTTTCATGGGCGCTAACGGCGTCACCGAAGGCTTGGCCGATGCGGTGATGGCG